ATAAAAAAAAAGTTATTGATAAAATGTCAGCAATTATAACTGATCAACTGCGAATATTAAACTCTGAGAATTTTGTAGCGGGGATAGCTTCAACTACGAACAGTTATTATGCGTGGATTGGTCTTCCTAACCCAGCAGATTTTCAGTCTGATTGGAGTGAAAATCCACCAGCGCCTAAAGATTCTTTTAGTGAGGAGAATGATTATTGGGATACAATGATCGCCTTGAAGAAGTTGAATTCAGATGATATTGCAAGAGTAGTTAGAAAAATAACTTGGTCATCAGGTACAACATATGAGATGTATCGAGACGATTATTCTCGATCAAACTTGTCACCACAAACTAGTTCAACTAATTTGTATGACACAAATTACTATGTAATGAATCAAAACTTCCGTGTTTATATTTGTCTACAAAACGGAACCAATCCAGAAAACACATCTGGAAGACCATCTCTTGATGAACCACTGTTCACAGATTTAGAACCAAGATCCGCTGGTGCATCTGGAGACGGATATATCTGGAAGTATCTATTTACTATTGATCCTAATAGTATCATTAAATTTGATTCAACAAGTTTCATACCTCTACCACAGAATTGGTCAACTAATAATGATGTGGCTGCAGTTAGAAATAACGCATCAACTAGTGGACAGTTGAAGATTGTCACAATCACAAATCGTGGTGTTGGTTATGGAACTGCTGCAACTTACAATAATGTTCCCATCAAAGGTGATGGAAGTGGTGGTAGATGTTCAGTTGTGGTGAACGCTGCTGGTAAAATGGACTCTGTTGAAATAACTAATGGTGGATCTAATTATACATTTGGAACTGTTGATCTAAATTCTGTTGGATTAACTAATCCATCAGGATCTACAGACGCTGCATTTAATGTAATTATTCCACCTCAAGATGGTCATGGTGCTGACATTTATAGAGAGTTAGGTGCAAATCGTGTTTTAATATATTCTCGTTTAGAAAACGATCCATCAAACCCAGATTTTATTACAGGAAACCAATTTTCTCGTGTAGGAATATGTCGTGATCCTCTTGCGTTTGGATCTGATAATAAACTCACACTTCAAAAAGCGAGTGCTGTATATGCATTAAAACTCATTGGTGCTGGTTCAACAACAACTACTTTTACTGCTGACTCTGAGGTAACTCAAGAGATAGGTATTGGATCAACTGCTGTTGGTCGTGTAATCAATTATGATGCTACAACTGGAGTTCTTAAATATTGGCAGGATCGTAGACTTGCAATATCAACTGATGGATCTATTCCTTCTTATGGTTATGAATTGTTTAGATTCAACGCTGACCCTGCAACTGGTGCTGGAACAACCATATTTGGCGGAACAAGTAATCTAAATATAGATACCAATTTCGGAACCTCCTTACAGCCTGGTCTATCTACCTCAATAAATAGTAGGACTTATAACTTAGGAATGAGTTTCGTAAAAGGTGTTGCTAACCCAGAGGTTGAAAAATATAGCGGTGATATCATTTACGTTGATAACAGAGCTGCTGTTACTCGCAGTTCACAGCAAAAAGAAGACATCAAGATCGTACTGGAATTTTAAGAAATCATGCCACAGGAAACCAATCTAAACGTCAATCCATATTTTGACGATTTTGATAAAAATAAAAATTTTTATAGAGTTCTTTTTAAACCAGGCTCTCCTGTTCAGGCACGAGAATTGACTGGATTACAATCGATTCTACAGAATCAGATTGAACAATTTGGTACTCATTTCTTCAAAGAGGGTGCTAAGGTAATTCCAGGCAACGTGACTTATGATAATAATTATTCTTGTGTTCAAATTGAAAGTAATTTTTTAGGTATTTCAGTTGAATCATACGTTGACCAACTTGTAGGTGTTAGAATTACTGGATTTAGATCAGGTGTTACCGCTACCATTAGAAAGGTTGTAAAACAAGAGGATTCTGATAGAGGTAATTTAACTTTATACATTAAGTATGAACAGTCTGGTGCAGATTTTGAATCAACACTTTTTGAAGATGGTGAAAGTTTACTAACCAGTGTAGATATCGTTTATGGTTCGACTGTGATCGCTGCTGGTGAACCATTTGCAAATACTTTAGTTGATGGTTCTTCTGCCACAGGTTCTGCTTTCTCTGTGGGAGAGGGTGTTTATTTTCTTCGTGGGACTTTTGCACAAGTTCAAAGCGAAACAATTATATTAGATCAGTATGGAGATCAACCATCATATCGTGTCGGATTCAATATTGATGAAAAATTTGTAACTGCTGATGAGGATCCATCATTAAACGATAATGCATCTGGATATACAAACTTTGCCGCTCCAGGCGCAGATAGATTTCAAATGTCTATCAATTTAGCGAAAAAAGACTTAAAAGATTTTAATGACCAAAATTTTGTAGAGATTGCGAGAATTGAAGGGGGACAATTACAGACATTTGTTACAGAAACTCAATACAACCTAATTAACGATACTTTAGCTAAAAGAACTTTTGATGAATCTGGTAACTACTATGTCTCTCCTTTTGGTGTGCATATTAGAGAGTGTTTAGATGACGGTATCGGAAGTGATGGAATTTATACATCAGAACAATTAACTGCACAAGGCAATACTCCCTCCAATGACTTAATGGTGATTAAGATATCGCCAGGAATAGCATATGTAAAGGGATATAGATTAGAAAAAATAGCTCCAACTTTTCTCGATGTACCAAAACCAAGATCTACAAGAGAAGTATTAGAGGAAGCTGTTACATACTCTACAGGTAATCCTCTCTTTCTTAATAATATCTCTGGATCACCGAGTTTGGGAATCGGAACCACTGCGACTGTTTCTTTAATGTCAAGAAGAAAAGGAAATGGTGGATCTGAAATTGGACTTGCAAGACTATATGATTTCAAAGCTCAATCTGGAAGTTTTGTAAATGCAAGCACTCAATATGAGATTCGTTTATTTGACGTTAAAACATTTACTGATATCAAAGTCGGAACTGCTATTACATCTTTGTCAGCGACAGATAGAATTCAAGGTTCAAGAAGTGGTGCAACAGGATATGTTGTTTCAGCCGTCACAAACTCTACAGACTTTAAATTGGTTGATGTGAGTGGTAAATTTTTAAAGAATGAATCTATTACAATTAATGGAATTGCAGATGGAAGATTAATTACTAAAGTTGACACTTTTGGATTTGGTGATGTAGCTTCATTAGAGAGTGCAGTTGGCGTCTCAACTTTTTCTGCGGATGTTGTTCTTGATAAAGGAGAAAAACTTACAAATATTATTTCTGGTAATTTTCAATTAACAAATGCTGTCGTCCCAGGCCATACATCGTTGGGAGTGGGAAATGGTGGTGTAATCAAAGCAGCTGGTAAAAACTTTGCAGGTATTATAACTTCAAACAATATTGTTAGTTATACAGTTCCTGGCGAAACCACTCCTCGTTTCAACCGTATCGTAGGAGTTTCAACTGAGGGAAGTGAAATTCAAGTTGTTGGTATTCCTACTGTAACTGGAGTTTGTGGTGGTGGTGTTCATGATGGTAATGCTGCAACCACTCTTGACGTGAATGATTTACAAATTAGAAAACCATCATTTACCATAGGTGAAAACAGTTTACTAACACCTTTAGATAATCCTTTTGTTGAAAGTATTGATGTGACAAACACCACAATACAAGTTAGAAGACAATATTCTGATATTACAGTAGCTCAAAATTCTTTTACAACACCAAATGCTGGTAAAAATTTATTTTTCCAACCATTTGATGAAGAAAGATACTTTTTATCATATGAGAATGGAGCGATAGAACCTTTAACAAGTGATCAGGTTGAAATCGCTGATGATAAAAAGACAGTAACCTTTGTTGGATTAAGTCAAAATGACGTGAAGGCTAATCTTTTTGCAACTGTTTTAAAATCAAAAGTAACTAATAAACAAAAAAAATTAAATGAAGCGAATGTTTTAATTTTAAATAGATCAACATTAACATCCTCTGGAATTGGAACAAATACACTAAATGATGGATTGTCATTCAGTAATGTTTTTGGAACAAGAGTTCAAGATGAAAAGATAAGTTTAAATGTTCCAGACGCTGCTCAATTATTAGGAGTCTTTGAATCAAATGATACATCTGAACCAGATCTACCATCAATAACTATGAGTGGTTTCTCTGGGCCAAGTTCTAATAATGCTGATTTAATAATTGGAGAAAAACTAACAGGTCTTAATAGTAATGCTGTTGTCGCTGTGATTGAAAAATCAGGGACAGATGCTGTTGGAATTGTAAATTTAAATGAAAAAGATTTTGAAGTAGGTGAAACTGTAAGAGGAGAAAAATCTGGAATCACTGCTGTTGTAGCTGCAATCGCAAATGGAGATAGAGATATAACAGATTATTATAAGTTAAATACAGGTCAAAGACCAACATTTTATGATTATTCTTTTATTGAAAGAAATAAAGAATTTTCTGCTCCTGAGAAAAAATTAAAAATTGTATTTAAAAACTTCTTTGTTGAAGAATCGGACACAGGAGATTTTTATAACGCATCCAGTTATCCAGCTGAGACTGAACCTTTAATTCCAACTGATCCTAGTTACAGACAATTATTAACAGATTTAATCGATTTGAGACCAAGAGTTGTAAATTACGATCCATCTAATAGTTCATCATCTCCATTTACACATAATTCCAGACAATTTACAACCACAGGCGATGGTTCTCTAAATCCACTGGTATCTGAGGAAAATTTAATTGTCAATTATAACTACTATCTTGGAAGAAAAGATAGATTATTTATTGATAAAACTGGTGATTTTGTATATCTTCAAGGTGTTCCTTCAGAGGATCCACAAGAACCTCAAGCGATTGGTGATGCAATGGAAGTTGCAAAATTTGTATATACACCATTTTTAACTAATGTATCTCAAGCTCAGTTCATAAGAACGAAACATAAACGTTTCACTATGGCTGACATAGGAAGATTAGAAAAAAGATTAGAGAATGTAGAGTATTATACAAGACTCTCTATGCTTGAACTTGAAACTAGCACTCTTAATATTACAGATGCAAATGGTCTAAGTCGATTTAAGTGTGGTTTCTTTGTTGATAATTTCAAAAAACACTCTGCTCATCAAATAGGACATCCTGATTTTAGTGCAAGCACAGATTCTAAAAATGGTTATCTAAGACCTGGCCATTTTACAACTTGTCTTGATCTAGTCCCTGCATCTAGATCTAAATTTGGATTAGATGGTGTTGCAAAAGATCCCAATGTGGATTTATTACATGCAAATGACATATCAGGAACTGGTATTAGAAAAACAAGAAATACAATAACTCTTGATTATACAGAAGTTGTAATGTTAGAACAGGTGTATTCATCACGAATAGAGAATGTCAACCCGTTCTTAATCGCATATTATGATGGAGATATGAAACTATTTCCAGACTCCGACACTTGGATGGATACTAAGAAAATAGATGCTGCAGTTATGTTCGATACAAGTGAATATGAGTTAGCACTTTTAAAACACGGTATTGATGCTGAGACAGGTTACAGTGAAGTAGACTGGGGTGCTTGGCAAACTGATTGGGTTGGTGAAAAAGTAACTGGTGGTTGGTCTGAAACCATTGCAGAACAAAAGTTTAGTAAAATTCATCCAGATTCAGTAGAACTTGAAGGTGCAAAGTTAAATCTTCAACATATTCCAAACTACGGAAAGGTTCTAGAACTTAATGGAAAATGGCTTCCAAAAGGTGCTGGTGTAATTACAGATGCAACTCTAACGACAAAACAAAAATATGAAGATATTGAGACTACAACAAATCAATCAAAAGAGGGTATTCAGTATCAAATTACTTCAACAACTACAGAAGAAGTTATTGGTGAAAAGATAGTTAGTGCTGATAAAATACCTTTCATGAGAAAGAGACAAATTGAAGTTGATGCGACTACATTAAAACCAAGAACTCGTTTCTATCCATATTTTGATGGTCAATCAATGAGTGATTTCTGTTCACCAAAATTGGTTGAAATTAGTATGGTGAGTGGAGTTTTTGACGTTGGTGAAACTGTTGAGGGATCTCTTGATTTTGGTCAAATTGATCCAGCAACAGGAGCAACATTTCATCCATTGTTCAAAGAAGGCGCTGTAGATGAGATTGTGTTTAGATTAGCTGCTCCGAATCATAGAGAAGGGCCTTATAACGCTCCAACAAGAGTTTATCAAACAAATCCATATCAAACTGGTGTTGCTATTCCCGCTGCATATTCATCATCTTCAACTTTACTTAACATTGATACATTTTCTCTGGTGAATATGGTTGATGATGAATTTATGGGAAGAGTTAAAAAAGGAATGAAATTAGTTGGAAGAACAAGTGGTGCTGAGGCTATTGTTCAAGAAATAAAATATGTTACAGACGCTCTTGGATCTCTAAAACTTGTTTTAGGTATTCCTGATCCTAAATTTACAAGTGTTCCTAAATTTGAATCTGGAATAAAGACTTTTAGATTAACAACTAGTTCGACAAACTCTCAAGTTCAAGGTGTTGTTAAGAGTCATGCAGAGGCAAACTTCTATGCACAAGGAACATTAAATACAGTTCAAGAAACTGTGTTAAGTACAAAAGTTCCTCAAGTTAAGAAACTTACACTTCAAGATCAAAGAGTTCTAAATGAAACCATATCTAGAAAAGTAGGCCCAGAAGAGAAAGAATTAACAGGTATTCAATATTACGATCCACTTGCACAAACATTTAGAGTTGATGATACATCTGGTGTTTACTTAACATCTGTAACTGTATTCTTCAGAGATAAAGATGATACTATCCCAGTCACAATTCAATTAAGAACAGTTCAAACTGGTCTTCCAACATCTAAGATTTTACCATTTAGTG